AAACTTGGTTAAATGCTGAAGAAGCATTAGAACTAGGGTTTATTGATTCTATCTCGGATGCTATTAAAGTGGCAGCCAAATATGATGTTTCTAAGTTTAAAAATATAACAAACAAAGAAATTAAAAATAAATTGAGTATTAATATAAAAAGTAAAAAAATGACTGATGAGTTAAAAACTTGGTTTAATGGAAAGGTTGAAGATATTATCGCTAGAGTAAAAAGCGAAAATGTTGGTGCTGATTCTAAATCAAAAATTGAAGTTACTATGGCTGATGAAGCTGAAATTCTAAACAAATTTTCAGATTTTGAAAGTAAAGTAGCTGAAATTAGTGGGTCTATAACTGAACTAGAAGGAGAAAAAGAAACTCTAACTATGGAAGTAGAAAGACTTAACGCTTTATTGAGTAAAGCAAATGCAACGGGAACTGAAATATCTACAGATGGCGACCCTGCAGTAGTAGTAGAAAACAAAGTAGAAACTAAAGATGCTGCATTTTGGAATGGAATGTTAGCTAAAATAAATTTATAATAATTAAAAAAATAAAAAAATGGCAAATGTAGCAATAGATGGAATCGCAGCAGGTGGTGGAGCAACATACAATGGAACCTACGCTTCAAAGATTCTTTTAGAACCAATGTTTCACTCTGATGATATTATGAGAAATTATACTATCTATCCAAATGTGAAGTATAAGCAAAATATAGTAATGGCACCTAAATTGGCAAGTATAACTGCTGTCAATACAGGATGTGGAACAGTAAATACTTGCAACCCTGCAGGATTTACTGTTATCCAAAAGCAAATCGTAGTAGAGAATGTTTCTGTAAAACAAGTTCAATGTTGGAACGAATTTAAAGACCAAGTAATTGTAGAGTCTTATAGAAATGGAGTAAATATGCCTGATTTAACAGGAACTCAGTTGGCTCAAGTAATTATTGATAGAGTAAGAAATGGTATTTCTTCTGATATGGTTAGAAATATGTGGGCAGGAATGGCTGCTCCTGCAGTAGCAGATTGTACTTATGGTTCAATGGGAATTGGTCTTTGGGATGCATTATCAACAGGAACGGCTTTCGTTGGAGGAACAAGTGCAAACTTAACACCTGTAACAGGAACATTACTAACAACAGCAGCAACATCATCTTACGCAACAGTAGGGGGACTTATTAATGTAACTGATGTAACTTTATTATTAGAGAATGTATTCTCAACTGCACCTGCTGCTTTACAGCAAGTAGCTGCATCTGAAAAAAGAATATTTGTTACTCCAAATGTATATAATGCTTGGTATAGTGCTTTAACTGCAGTAGCAGTAAGCGGAGCTGTTGATTATGGACACTCTGAATCTCAATCAGGAAAATCAAGATTATACTTTAGAGGTATTGAATTAGTTCCTATGTACGAGTGGGATGTAGCTTTAACTGCAAGAACAGGAGCAGATTTACCTGCAGCGTTTACTCAAACAGGAGCAGCAACTACTACTCAAACTACAAATGGTGCGATTTATGTAGCTAAAGACAACTTACTTATAGGTACTGATGTTTCTTCTCCTGAGAATGAAATGAAAATGATTTATGATGAAGTTTCTGATAATATGTATATCAGAGCAGGATTCACTATGGGCTTCCAATATGGATGGAACTCTTTAATCAATGGTGCTACTTTAGTAGGATAATTAATAATTTTAAAATAAAATAAAATGGCAATAGATACAGGATTATTAGTAGATTGTGGCGACTTAAACGCAGTAGGTGGGATTAGACAAATCATACTTACAGAGTTAAATAATATAACTACCGTTGCTCCAACAGCAGCAGCAGCAGACCATATTATAACTTCAATGGTAGTATCAGACCCTTGGGCAAGATTTGAATTTAAAAATGAAACTGCAGCATTAGCAATAACAGGAACTAAAGAAGGTGGAAGTACAGCTTACGAGTGTGCTTTATCTTTCTACATTCCTGATATGACTGCTGACAGAATGGCTCAATTATCACAGTTAGAGGACGCTTGTCCTGTAGCTATAGTTGAGATGAATTCAGGAGAGAAGTTTATAATTGGATTTTCATATAGATACGAGAATTTAGGAGCAGGAGCTACTCCTTGGATTAGAAATCAAACTTATGCAAACTTAACTTCTATTGAAGGAGGAACAGGTTCTGCTTATGCTGATGACAATGGATTGACTGTAACATTAACTGCAAGACAATTTGAGTTACCTTTCAATTACTCAGGAGCAATTACTGTTGTGGCGGGAGATTTAACAGCAACTACAGCATAGTAAATTAAGATGGGCAGGGGGTTATGAACACCTCCTGCTTATATCTTTTTTATGTGTAATTGTAATAATAAGAAAATTGTGGTAGATTTGCCACATATTAATATATATACTACTATGTCTGAATATAAAGCTAAAAAACGATACGAAGGTGCTGCAACTAGATTTGATGGTATTCGTGTTAATTGGAGTACAGCAACACAGGAAGAACTTGCTTGGGTTTATGAAGAAGCAAATAATGGTTCTCATTATGTAGAAAAAATTAACAAAAAATCATCTAATGAAGAAAGCATCAACAAAGTCAGTAAAAAGTCCTTTAGTAAGAAAGACTCAAAAGAAGAATAATACTTTTGAATTTGGTGTTTTTGATTTATCAGTTCCACCAAGTATTACTGAGGTAAAAGACCTTAATAGTCTTAACAATGAATGGGTGCCTTTTGGGGACGATAACTTATTTCCTCAGTATTTAGCAGAGTTAAAGAGAAAATCCTCTACGCATAGAAGTGTATTGGCTCAAAAGACTGTATTTACAAGTGGTGCTAAATTTGTTTGTGGAAATGATTCATTAAAAGCGTTTATTGAAGATGTTAATGCAGACAAAGAATCTTTAAGAGATGTCTTTAAGAAATTAGCTGATGACTACTATACATTTGGCAATGCTTATATGGAGTGTGTTTTATATGATGGAGGTGTAAATCTTTACCATTTAGATGCTACTACAGTTAGAATGTCTAAAAGCAAGAAGGAGGTTTATGTAAACCCTGATTGGTGTAAGTATTGGAATCAAGATAAAAAAATAAAAAGGATACCTATATATCCTAGAGTAGCAAATAACAAGTTTGTAGTACATTTTAAAGACTACGAACCTACATTTAACTTTTATGGACTTCCTGACTATGTAGCAGCACTAGAGCATATCTGTGTTGATTACGAAATTGGTAAATGGAATCATACTAAATTCTTAAATGGATTTCAGCCATCTGCAATCGTTGAGATTAGTGGAGATATGGGAGAGGACGAAGCTCAGAAAATGGTACACGAAGCTCAAAAGAAGTTTGTAGGAGAAGGGAATAATGGTAAAATTCTATTTATAGTAAAGAATGGGGACACATCTCCTGCCAATGTTCAAATCATTAAAGACGACCAAGAGGGTAGTTGGATTGATTTGCAGCAAATTACCGACCAAAATATTATAACTGCTAATAGATGGCAGCCATCACTTTCAGGGATTGTTAGTTCAGGTAAAATGAACAATTCAGGTAGTGAGATTAGAATTGCTTATGATTTAGTAATGACTACAGTAATTAGAGATACTTCTGAGTTATTATTAAATGGGATAAGAGCAGTTCTATATAACGAAATGGGTTATGACCCTAAAGATTTAAAGATTCATTACGAGCCACCAATCTCTTATGCTAATGATGTTGAGATTAAAGAGATATTGACTATAAACGAACAAAGAGCTTTGATTGATGAAGATTTACCAATGCTAGAAGATGGAGATATGTTTATTTCCGATAGAGAGGTTATAGTGGTTGAGAAAGATAATGATGGAGATGGAAAGATTGATGAGAGTAAATAAATAACGATAGAGCAATAAGATATGGGTAATACTAAACAATACGCAACGCTAGTAACTGCAGGAGAGGTAATTGATAAAACCTTTACTAATAAAAATACAGACCCTGTTCTTGTTTCAGAAAATACTATTGTTTTATCTGAACTTGCACACATCAGACCTTTACTTGGAGAAAAATTTTATGCAGAGTTAAAGCTTCAGCACGATACAGGCACACTTAGTGTTGATAATCAGGCTTTTATGACTTACTATTTAGAGGATACTTTATCTTGGTTTGTTAGGTTTGAGGTTGTAAATGATATTATGAGCAATATATCATCTAGTGGAGTTGTTAATAATATAGATGAGTTCTCAAGAATAATCAGTCAAGATACATATAATACATTTAAACAAGATACATACAGAAAGGCAGATATATTTGCTAATGATATGATGGACTTTTTAAATGGAACAGACCAAGTAGGTTTATATACTACATTTGCTAGTAATAAGCCAAGAAGTATGAGTGATACATATAAAAATCACGGGATGATATTCTATGATAGTATATATGGGTATAATGGTGTTGATGGGTGTTTTAGTTGTGGAAATCCTTATTTAAGAGGGCAATCAAATTGTAATTGTTAAAATAAAATAATATGGCAGCAAACGAACATAGAAACTTATTAGATGGTAATAGACATTATCCATTAGGATATGAAGGGGGAGATAATAATTCTTATTTAGGAAAAGGAGAGGGTGGTACTTATAATGATAAAACAGGAAATCTAGTTTGGAGTCATATTTTACAAACATTTGTATTAAGTTCCGAGCTTGTAGCAACGGGTATTGCTGATTATATTAGAGTTCCTTATGATTTTAGGCTAACATCTGTAAAGGCTAGTTTGTATGTTGCAGGAGGACTTATAAGCATAGATTTACTAGAGGATGGGGTAAGTATATTATCTACAGCTCTAACTATTGATTCAGGAGAAAAAACATCTACAACAGCAGCTATTCCTGTTGTTATTTCTGATTATGAGTTAGCGAGTGATTCTGAAATTACCGTAAACATAACAGGAATTGGAGAGGGAACGGCTAGTAAAATTAGAGTATATCTTATAGGATATAAAACATCATAAAATAATGAAAAATAATATGAAAGATACAACAGAAGTTTTGATTGCAAATGGAGGAGTGATAGGTTTGAGTATAGGACAATGCAACGAGATACTTCTATTAATTTCAACGGTATTAGCTATAGCTTTTACTGTTTATAAATTTATAAAACTAAAAACAAAATAATATGGCAACTACAATAACACAAACATCATTAATAACTACTATAAGTGAGAGCATATCTATAAATGGTGTTGTTTATGGTAATACAATATCAAAGAGCTTTGATGGTAATGGGAAGGTAGACCAAAGAGTTATGGAAATAAATAGCTCTGTCTTGACTACTATTTTTGATTTTACTGCTCTTGCTCCTGATGCTGCAGGTAGTGGAGTTCAGAGTGAATTCACATATTTTAGAATTACTAATGTAGATGATTCTGTTGCAGTAACACTTCAATTATATGCAACATCAACAAAGACGGCTTATATCGCAATACCTGCAGGTTGTAGTTTTATTTTAATGGATAATCTTGTTGATACACTATCTCTAGGAGAGGCTTTTACCTTAAGAGATTTAGTTAAAATAGCAGTTAAGTCTGACTTGAATGGAGAAGCTGCTACAACTGCTTATGTAGAATATTTAGCTGTATTTAAAGGAGGAGAACCATTACCTGATACCCCATAATGAATAATAAAGACAGAAGTTATTACGATATTCAAAGAAATCAATCTCCACCTAGATTAATAAAATTCTTTAATCTTTCTGAGTTTGATAGTCCTGATGAGGTTGATTCAGGAGATAATATGGATATTCATTTTGTTAGGAAATTAGATGAGGCTAGAGAGATGTCAGGAATACCATTTAAAGTAAACTCAGGGTATAGAACTCCATTCCACAACACAAAGGTAGGTGGGGTTAAAGATTCATCTCACATTAAAATACCTTGCTGTGCAGTAGATATTAAAGCTGAAGATAGTAAAACTAGATTTCTAATAATATCATCAGCAATAAAAGTAGGTATAAATCGCATTGGTATTGGAAAAAATTTCATACATTTGGATGCAGACAAAACTAAAAGTCAAGATGTTACTTGGCATTATTATTAATTAAAAAAAACATAAAAAATGAGAACATATAATGCAGATAACACCCTGCTATTTGAAATGCTAGGTAAGGGTGGAGGAACAGAAGTTTTTACAACTGTTGCTCAAACAAGTAAGGATTGGTACTGTATATTTTTTCCTGTTGATTCAGTAATTACTACTATAGCAGGAGCTGCTACTAATATTACTGCTTTAAATGGACAAAGTGTAAGTGCAGGAACTACATTGTTTCTTAATACGACTGCTATAACTTTAGCGAGTGGTATTGGAATTGGTTACCATAACCATTAATATATAAGAATGAGATTAGCATTAGGCATATCGCTACCAACAAGTAACAAAGGAGGTTTAACACCTGTACAAAAGCAAGTAAATGACTTTAAGGTTAGAGTTGTTGCTGATGGTGGAGTGTTTGAGGCTAAGGCTTGTTTAGAGGCACAATTAACAATTTTAAGTAATATAGAATGAGTTTATTAGATGATGTTAGTATAGTAGTAACTCCTAACGGATATAAGGCAGGAGAATTGTATGCAGT